CAACGCTGGCCGCGGCTTATCCAGAAGTCTGGCGTAGCCCGTCTGGAGCCGTTCTACGAGCGGACGCCCCATTGCGTTCGCTTCGGCCACGACCAGCAGCGGACGATACGCCTCTGCCCAACGATGCAAGCGCTCGGTCTGCAGTTCGTAGTCGATCTCCGAAAAACGATCGAGCGCGACCTGCTCGCCGAGCGTGGCGTCGATGACGCTGATGGCCGTGAAGTCGTTGGTCCTGCCCCAGTCGACTCCGATGACGTACTGGTGACCACGTTCGGGTGGTGCTGGCTGCAGCCGGGCGACCGCCGACACACCGCGGAAGACGCCACCGCCCTCGAGCTGCAGGAACTCGGCACGATACTCCTGCGCCCACGCCTTCTCCGGCAATTCCGCCTGGGCTGCCACAAGCTCGCTGGTGGCGATGAACGGGTTCACGCTGGTCGGCATCTGCCAGGACGCCCACTCTTTCTGAAGTGGGTCCTGGCCCTGCTGGTACAGCGACCAGAAGTCATTCAAGCCGCGCGGCGTGGACATGAACCACGCGCCGCCGGCCAGGTCGGTGAGCGTCGGGCGGAGTGCCAGCTGCCAGATCTCCATCAGGTCACGCACCATGGCCGCCTCGTCGACCACAATCAGCCCGTATTTGCGACCACGGGCCGGGTTCGGGTCGTCGAGACTCCAGCACTCGAGCGTGCCGCCGGTGATCAACTCCAACCGGTGGTCCTGCTCGCTTTTCATGCGCGTCACCGGCTCCAGGATCGCACGCACTTCGCGCCAGAACTCGGCCAATAATTTGTAGGTTGGTGCGAAATACCCGGCCGGTTTGGAATGCAATGCGGTGTCCGCCAGGAGGTGGAGTGCGAGCGTCGATTTACCGGCGCGTCGGCCGAGCGCGACCACGTTCCAGCGTTTGGCTTCGTTGAGAATCATCTGCTGTGCGGGGTGCGGCCGCACGAGCTGGATACGCGGCATTATTCGGGTCGAAGCTCTTCGAGGTCGCCGCCCGCTTGCTCTTCCCGCATAGCCGCCATAGCCGCCGTCAGCCAGCGCACGTCGACCTCCAGCTGCTCGATGCGGTCGACGAGCTCGGCGATGACACTGCGCGGATCACGCTCTTGCATCAGTGTGCGGTGCCGTTACTTGGTGGCAACTCGAGTGCGTTTGGGCGGTCGACGTACTCGATTTCGATAACCTGGCGGCCTTCCGACTGGACCTTCTCGGTAGGCTTGTAGCCAGTACGGTCCAGCAGATCGCGGATCGCACTGAGTCGGACTGAATCGGAGTCCGCCTTGTTGATTAACTCAGCCAGTCCACTGATTGCGGGCTGCACCAAGGCGCGCAGACGGTCCTCGGCCTTGGCGATGACCTGCGGCGCGAGTCCGCCGTGAGCAACACACACACGCCCACCACGGATCGCATACTGCCGACAGGGTTGCCCCGTCCGCGAGCTCCTGGCCGTACACACCGTCATGGGTCAGGCAGCGTCATGGGTCATCGCGTGTCGACCAGACGATACAGCCCGTGCTGGACTCGATTTTCGATACGCCACGGGGTTTGATCTGGATTCAACTCGAGTTTGCGGCGAATGCGCGAGATGTGCACGCGCAGACTGTGTTTGTCGGCCTCGAGCAGGTCGCGGTGGAACGTGTCACGCCACACGGCCCGCACCAGGGCCGTAGTGGGCACCCACGAGCCGAGGCGCAGACCGAGCGCTCGGACGATGCGGGTCTCGATGGGGGTGAGGGTGGTGTCCGCGGTGAACCACTCGATGAACCGCACCTGAGCTGGGGTGAGATCAATCATGATGCTCAAGGCGGAGTTTGGGGCATGGACTGCAGCCGTTCATGCATGGCCTCAAACTGGACCTCGATGTCGGGTGGCGGCGCGTCCGGCTCTGGCTCACCTGCTCTGCGTCGACGGAAGTGGAGATTGCCAGGCTCGGCCACGGGGCGCACCTTGTGCTTGTCGCTGGTATGGTCGACGTAGGCGCCCTGGTAGGGCAAGCGACACAACGGACAGATCGCCATTCCTTCGCGCAGCACCTGGACAGGATCGTCGTCGTCTCTGTTTTCAGCGCGGGGCGGCGAGGCGCGGGGCGGAGCCCCATCAGCGCCATCGCCAACGCCCGCGCCAGCCAAATCTGTCTCAGGGGGATTGAGGGGGTCTACGGTCCCTTGGGGCGTAGCCCCAGGGACCGGGACCGGGTTGCCCGAGCGTGTCTGCGCGCGCGCGCGAGGGAATCCGTTTGGATTCCGGCCGGAATCCAGGGGCGAAGTTGGAGTCTTACGGGCGCGATCTTCGGCCTGGGCGAGTTCAATCTGCGCCTTCGTGCGGTTGTAGACGGTGAAATCGTGGAGCTGGTAGCCGCCCTCACAGGCGACCCACAGCCCCGCTTTCACGACGTCTTTTATGCCCTCGGCGAAGCCCCTTTTCGAGGGCCAAACGCCCTCAGGAATGAACCCGTCCGAGCGGGTCAGGTCGCAGTAACTGATCGACCAGGCATGCACCGCCATGCCGGCCATGGACAGCGCGAGGATCTTCGGATGGACGCACCAGCCAGTGTCCAGGCGTGCCACCGCTAGACCAATCCTTCCTTTGCTTGCTGGCGCGCGACCTCCTCGTTGTCGAGCTGTTCCTGGCGCTGGCTGATCAACTCCCGCAGTTCTGTGCCACGCTGCTTGAGCTCGTCGCGGTCGATCGGCAGCGTGATCGTCTCCGGGTCCAGCCCGAGAGACTGCGCTTCAGCCAGAATCTGCAGCCAACGCTTCCAGATGTTCTCGTCGGCCGACCGCACCAGGTCGCGATCGTCGACGTCTCGTTCTCGTGTCGGCACCGGTACGTTATCCGGTGGCGGTGCGGGGATGGCCTCGCGCGTGGTGATTTGCCAGTCTTCTTGCAACTCGTCAGGCGTGTAGATCGCACCGTTGAAGACGTCCGGTGTGTACGCACGAGCTCCCTGCGACATGGCCCGCGCCCACAACATGGCTTTGGGGTATTTCTTCCATGTGTCGTTGCCCGTCAGGCCAGCGCGTGTCGCGTCTTCGATCGAGAAGCTGGCGTCACCCAACGACTCGCCACGTTCGAAGAACTCGATGCGGCACAGTTTGTCGGTCCACTCGCGAATACGGTAGCGATAGGTTCCTGACTTCTGGATGGCCGACGCGATGAGTTGCGCCGACAGTGACGGCCGCCCGTTGACGATGTAGCAGCCCAGCATGGACGCGATCGGGCCGAAGCCGAGCTCGGCGCCGTACAGGATCTTCACCACCGCCTGGGCTTCTTGCTTCGTGTCTTGAAAAAAACCCGACTTGACCATGATGGCGCCGAGTTGCTGGGTATCGATCGTCACTGGTTGATAGCGCACGTTGTTGGCGCGTTCGATAGCTTGAGTCATAGTCCTCCCTTCATCGAAGTCCCAATTGCCTCGAGCATGCTGGCCACGCGCCGAACCCCTGACGCGCACGCCCGCGCTCAGCCACGATGATCTGCGCAGCCGGTGAGGCCAGGTCCGGCCGCGGCGCGTACGCCAGCCCGCCGTAGTTGCGCCAGAACGTCATGTCCTGCTGGAGCCCGCCGAAATAGCCATTGCCCGTGTTTGCTCGCCAGTTGTCCGTCGACTCACAGTGCGCGAGTCTGGCCCAGACACCGCTCGTCGGCGCCGCTGGTGAGCTCGACGCCGACGGCGGCCCAGGAAGTTCCCCGACCATGCGCAGGTACTCGAATGGCGGAAGACCGGTCGTAGCCACGGCACCGGCCAGGTCCTGCGGGTCGACCTGGGCCATCGCCGCCGCTTCCGCTACGGTCGGCTCGTCGGCGTGCAACCCAGCTGCAGCGCCGAGCACCGTGCCCACCACCACGCCAAACATGACGCCGACTGCGAACCTGGCCACTAGCTACCGCTCCGCACGGCAATGACCAGCAGCAGCACGAGCAGGGCGCCGAACACCAGATAGATACGCGTCGCATCCATGCCATCGGCAATCGGACCGCTCATCGTGCGTTGTCGCGCAGTCCCGCGGCCAGCTCGTACTCCGCCGATTCACGCGCACGCTCCCACACAGCGTCCGATATGCCATCAGCAGGACTGAGCTCGTGTTTGGCCTTGAAGGCGACTTCAGGCGCACCCGAGCGCGACAGAAACGCCAGCACCTGCACGCGCAGCGCCGCGGCGACGTCGCCGTAGGACTGGTCGTGCGGGCCCGTCCATTCCAGCGAGCATTCCTCGCTGCCGTACTGGCCGTCACTGAGTCGCCTCGAGTAGCGGACCGTGATGTGTGTGTCGCTCACTTCGTTCCTCCTCCTGCTCCAAGGCCATAGCGAAAGGTGTTCTCGATGCTCAGCGCGTCGCGCGGATACCAGACGAAGACGACGACTCCGCCCTTGCGCATCGACGGGATCTCACGCTTCTGATAGGGACTCAGGTGTCCATTGGCGCCCTTGAGCTCCGACCAGAAGTGCTGGCCCAGCTCCTCGTGCCACCAGTACCAGTCGGGCACGCCCTTGGCTTCGGTGAAACCGTCCAGCCGCTCGAGGTGGACGCTCTCCATCACGCCGTCGCTGTCGCGGGTGTGCACGCCGTTCCAGCCGTAGTACTTCGCGCACGCCTTGACCGAGCGGGTGAGCTGGTCTTCGCCGGCGCCGTCCAGCAGCAGCAGACGGTGCCTGGTGAAGTACGGCCCGCGCGGCCCCACACGGTAGGCCTGCACGCGTGTCGCGGGATAGCTCAGGCCGCGCGTGACGAGGGTCATGGTGTCGTCTTCCATGCCGAACTGGGCTCGACGCTGTCGAACTCGTCGTCGATCCTGTCGACGATCAATTCGTCCAGCAGAGCCTGGAGCAAAGGCACGAGCTGCAAGTAGGCCGAGCGCTGGATGGCCTCACGGCGACCCGCCTTGCGACCCGCGGCGAAGGCGGCCGAGCGTGCCAGACAGTCGCACGCGCACTCCGACTCGGCAGGGTGCCCGTTTAGCCACTTGAAGAAGGCCGACGAATCGGTCATGCCGCGACGACCTCGGCCGAACCCGTGACGGGCAGAAACAGATCGCGGTAGGTCAGGTTGGGGAACGCACGCAGCAAGCCCTCGATGACCTTGCCGCCCGGCGCGCGCTCGCCAGTCTTGAGTTTGTAGAGGGTGTAGCGAGACAGACCCGATCGCTTGGCGAGCTCGGCCATGCTCCAGCCCAGCGCATCGGCCCGCTCGAAAGCCGTCGTCCTGAGCGCCATTCCGTGTCTCAGCATACTCGTATCGTGTCCACGCGTCCACACCCCAGGAGCATACCCGCGCCCTGTACTTTTGTCCAATGATCGGATAGACTGCGCGCGATGGCGCGCCCATCATTGCTCGCGGAATACCTCTCCGGTCGGCTCGCCCAACGGGGTGAGAGCGCTGACGAGTTCGCCCGCCGCGTCGGCATCAATGCCTCGGGCTTGTACAAGCTGCTACGCGGTGCCTACGTGGCGCCGTCGCAGAGCACGCTCGAAAAGATTGCCACCGGCCTGGGCATGAGTGCCGCTGAGCTGCTCGCCGCGGCCGAGGCACAGACGGAGACCGATCCCGTCGAGCAAGCCATCCGCCAGCGCGCCGCAGAAATGCGCGAGGTCCTGCGCGACATCCCGCGCGCATTCTGGTCGCCGGTCATCAAGTCGACGTTCGACCGGGCGTTAGACGGCGCACGCGACATGGCCGAGCTGATCGTGAATCCACCCTCGCGACCCCCTGTTAGCAGGTCGTCGGGGGGCCGGATTAGGCGACCAAAGCCGACGCTAAACGGGGAGTCTTCGGCCACCAAACACGATTTAGCAGACTCTTTACACCCTCTTCGGGTCGCCGCTGCCTGACCTAACAGCAGGTATGACGCAACTGTGACTCGACATCTGCTGCCGGCGCACACTAATCGGCTTTCCCCCCATCCCCGTAGAACGTATGTTCCAACCAACGTTCACTCGCGTGGGAGGACAGACATTGTGGATCTGGTGGACGCGGCGTCATACCACCAGCTAGCTCTGCAGGCCGAGGGTCGCTCGCCGGCGACGCTCAGGCTGTACCTGTTGTACGAACGTCGGTTCCTCGAGTTTCTAGAAGCCAGGCGGCTGCCACCGACGCTCGACGCGCTCAACCCGCTCAACGCACGCCAAGCGGCCTTGTGGTTTCAGACGCGCAAGCTGGGCGCCCGCGGCGGTGTCGTGGCGACGGCGACGTTTCTCGACACGCTGAAGACCTGGAGCTCGTTCCTCGCCCGCGAGGAAGTTTTTGTTAGCTCGCCACTGCAGCGGGTCCGACGGATGCGGGTGCAGGTCCTCGAACGCCAGCCGTACACGCGCACAGAAGTCCACGCCATGCTCGATGCCTGCGAGCGCAGTCGATCTCCAGAGCGCGATCGGCTGCTCGTCCTGCTGCTCCTGGACAGTGGCTGCCGTATCGGCGAAGCCGCC